AATTACCTTTGCAAAAGCAATGAATATATCATGTATAGAATATTTTGAATGGCATACTAGTAGAAATTATGATATGCATGTTAATAGATTTGGGTTAGTTACTTTACCAAAAAATATAAATTATAATACTATTGAAAAAACATTTTTGTGTTTAAATAATCGTCAAAGACCACATAGAAAAAACTTATTTATATTATGGACTATAAATGATTTACTTAAAGATAGTTTTTATACTATGAATAATAAATCAGGATTTGAACAAGATGAAGATATACCATATCATCTTAGAGATTATATTAATATTAAGTTAATGGATAGATTAGGCATATCTATTGAACAGATAGATTCTATAGAGGAAATATTACCGTTAAAACTAGAGGTAGATAGTGCTAAAGGTGTAGAGAGAATGGCAGATTTATTTGGACCCATTGATACATATTATCAATCTAGTTTAATAAGTGTAGTTACTGAAACCAATTTTGAGACTAACGATATTTTTAATACAGAAAAAATATTTAAACCAATGATTCATCGACATCCTTTTATTTTAGTAGGACCATATAAAACATTAGAGAAATTAAGAGAATTGGGTTATAAAACATTCAGTGATTTTTGGGATGAAAGTTATGATAATATTGAAGATTCAAATGAACGATTATTGAAAATAGTAGAATTATGTAAATTTATAAATCAATGGAGTGAATTAGAAAAGAAAAAGTTTTTCTATAAATCTATGTTAGTTACAACTCATAATTATAATATGATAAAAAAGTTTTATCCTGATAATATGCGTGATAATTTTTGGTATAGATTGAACAAATATCTGGATAAAAATAAAATAAATTAAATAAATCCCTTGATTACCTGACTATAATCATTAAGTGAATGTTGAATGCGATTATTAGTTATATTGGGTCTACATGGTTTACAGAAACTAGTTAAAAAATTATTATAAATTTCTTTGTGTTTATCACTACACCACAAATCTCTAAAATCATCAGTAAGCCAAGATCCTAATTTTGTGTCTTCACGTCCTTTATATTCGCAGCATAGATAGATGTTTCCGTCAGCACAGAAACTAGGGAACAAAAAGAATTGGTGGCAACGTTTGTATTGTCGTTCTTCATATCTACCTAATGCAACGTCTGCTTTAATTTCATATTTATAGCTGATAGTTTTGATTAGTTCTGCTACTTGCTCAGTCAATACATAACTATGACCATTCAATACCATTGGTCGTAGATGCACTGATCTTGCACCAACATCTTTTGCATATTGAAATATACTGTTGAGTTCAATCTCAGTTGTGTTCTGTTCCATTAATAATATCTTAATATCTAACGGAACTCCCCTGCTACATAATTCTTTAGCAGTTTCTTTTACACGTTCAAAGGGACTTTCTGACATTTTACTTTTGCGAATTAGTTCGTATGTTTCCGGATTACCGCTGTCAATGTCAAGGCCCAAATAAGCCATTCGTTTTAGTTTGTCTGTACTTATACCTAACACCCTGTGCAGTTTTGTGCCATTTGTGTTCATTGCGGCAACATAGCCTTTGTCAATTACATCCTCTAATAGTGTTTCATAGCCCGGTAGTAGAGTAGGTTCTCCTCCACCTGTAAAGATAACATTACTCAAGGTTCCAATGATATTACTATCGTATTGACGCCATGAGTGTAGTTTGTTTATTAAGTTGAGATATTGTTCTATAGACTGGTACACCGGCATGTCATTTCTAAATTGCTCGGTGTTGCAGTAGAAACAGGCCTGATTGCAGATGTTAGTAGTGTCTAGGTCTATCTGCCAAGGCAATATCTTACCGGGTATAAAACCTTGTAACCAACGTGAAACTAATTGATATTGATCCATTAGTCATATTTATTAAATCAAACAAACTTGAATTTATTTGCAACCAAATATTCGCTGTTGTCTCGGGACTTTTTAGTATAGATAGCATTTACTTTGATTGTATTTTGTGTGCAAATATCTAACAATGAAAGTAATGGATTATCAAGACCAATTGATAATGACACTAAATCATTGTTGTCATCCCTAAACCAATATTCTTTGCGCTTAGTATGTTTCTTGCTAACAACAAATGTTTTGACTAACTTAAGTCGTTTTCCACCAACTTCATTCTGTGTACCTTGACTAACTTTTTTGTTATATTCATTTGATAGCATATCAAAATCTATATCATAGTCATAGAATTCAGGTAGACGATATGCCAGTGGCTGCATATCTTCTTTGAATACTTTGCCGTCAGTATGAATAAATGTATTCATGTCCTCACGAAACTTTGAGAGACTTTCACCTTTAAGTTTCCACAACATAATTTTCTTGCTGTAATAGTCACGTACTTGTGCAGCCTTGGCATGATCCTCTTGTGTCAATTGTTTGAACAACTCAGGGTCAGTTAATTTTGTAATAGTAATATAAATTTGACCTTCTTTACGTTCTGTACGAATACGCTGCCATGCACAACTTAGTGCAAGCAAGTCTTCTTTAATTTCAAATACTTGATATCTTTTAATATCCGAATCTGTTTCCCAAGTTGATAGTTGTAAGGCTGACATACTGATTGTTCCGGTAGTCGCATTAGTATATATCGACCTTGATGAATTGCTTGTACTGATACTATTGTTTAATAGATTTCCACCGTTAAATATGTTTGCACGTTGTTTGTTTATATTTGAATTAGCCAATTGTAATATCTTCCATTCCAGCTGTGCGTAGTCGCACGATATGTCCCATCTGCCACTGTTTGGCTTCAAGACCCTTCATGATGCCCAGCCATCGATTACGTAACAGTGCGACTTCGTTAATGATTGTTTCCATATCAATAACCTCATCTTCACCCTCTACGTACTTTTCGGCTGTTCTATCACTTAATGCTCTATTATACGCTTCTAAATATTTTTGAAAATGTTTTCGGCGAATTTTCCGTAATTGAAGATTCAAGTATTGAAGCACCGCTTCAATCTCCTGTAGTTGATTGAAACGATGTTCAGTTACTCCGGGTATAGCAGCAATGTTTTTTTCAACGTTGCCTTGAATCTTAACCTCGCTTTTAGCCGAAATTAATTCTGACTCATAATGTGTAATGAAGTCAGGTATCACGGACAAGTTGTCCGTGATTCTGGAATACCAGTTCATTTAGTTCCATTCGTCATCTGATTCGTCATCTTCGTATTCTTCATAATCATCCTCAATATCATGTTGTGCAAGGTAATCTTTCAATGCTGTAAGCACTTCTTTTTCACCCTTAAACACATCTTTGATATCATTGGCTTCGTAATTATTATCAATCAGTAGATTAACTAACGAATCTGCCGCATCACTACGGTCATTTAAATCAATATGAGAACGCAATGCGTCCCAAACTTCAACAACAAAATCTAAGCTCATACTATAACCTCCTCCTCCGGTGTTACATTACTTATCTTAGAATTTGATTTTTCACTGTACTCACTCATAACTTTGTCTAAGCAACCATCAATGTTTGCTTCCCAAGCTTTGCGAAATTTCTTAATGATTTCACCATCAAGTGTAGTGTAAACAAGACTGTTGCCTTCTTTCTTAACAAGTTCAGATTTTTCAATCATGTCAAGCATACCTGAATAAGGACTCATACCTGTTTCATACGGAATCTTAACTTGTACACTTTCAAAAGGTTTAGCATAACGAGTTTTCATAATTTTACAAGCGGCACGAATGCCACGTACATCACTAACCTTGTTACCGTCTTCATCTTCTTTCAGTTTCAATTTCTTCATAGCAACAACAATGCTACTAGCGTATACGAAACCTTGTCCACCACTGATTTTGTCATCTGGGTCAAACATATCCTGACTTGCATATGTGTGATTAGTACAAACTAATCCAACATTGTGACTGCCAAACATATTAACACAGTTACGAACAAGACTTGTCAGTGCTTTAGGCTTACGACCCATGTCACCTTTCATATCACCTGCTTCAAACTGATTAACGTCAGTTGGTGTCAATAACATACCAAGTGAATCAATGACGAACAAAACTTTTGGTTTCTCATCAATTGGTAATATTTTATAAGACTTCATAAATTCACTAATTGTTTTAGCAACATCGTCAATCATTGCCATGTTCAATTTGAGTAATTTGTCATCAGCAGTAGATACACCCAATGCGTGTAACCATGCTTCGTCAAGTGCGTTCTCTGTGTCAATTAAAACAACGTAGATGCCTTGTTCTTGTGCGTGACGTACTATGTTACCTGAACAGATAAAACTTTTACCTGCACCTGATTCGCCTGCGAATACTGTAACTTTACCTAGTGGTACGCCTTTGTTGAAATCACCACTAATAAGATAGTTCAGTGCATAGTTGCCTGTACTAATCCAATCAGTAGGATCATTGAATCCTATCGAAAGTCCGTCAATGGACTTTGTAATGTCCTTGCGGAACTTACTTATATCAAAGGGCTTAGCCATTTGTGTTTCCTTATTAATTATGTCGTGATGCTACTAGTCTATCAGAAAATGATACTTTGTCAAGATACTCTGGACAATTATCTGCAATACGTTCTAATTCAAAATCGTTAGGAAAATGTCTTAATGCGGTTCTTGCTCTGTCTCTGATTAAGCTAGGTACTCGTGGTGTACGACCTGGGTCGCATAGTTCTTCTAATAACTTTTTACCCTGCTTTAGGGCACGGTAGCGTTCATCTGGTAGTGTCATGATATTCTCCGAGAGAAGGGGCCGTAGCCCCATTCAATTAAGACTTGTTTTGTCTAGCCTTAATAAGGGCTAGAATGTCTTGTGCTTTGTCACTTGACGTTGCTTTAGGGATAGTGATAGGGGCATTTGCTGCCTCTTCTGCATCAGCTTCCCAGGGTGCAGTTGAAGCTGCTGCTACGGGTGCAGTCGCGGGTGCTCTAGTTTCAGTAGTAGCTGATGTTTGGGCCGCTGTTGTGCCTGCAGGTGCTTCAAGTCCCCATGGACGATAGTATTGTCCCCAACGTTCATTGTCGTATGGTTGTCCATCAACACTTGCTTCAAACATTTCCTTGATGATACGCAATTCTGCTTCGCCGGGCTTTTTAGGTAAGAAGTCTTTCAAGTTGAACAAACCATGTGCTGCAATAGCTGCTTGTTCTGTTTCTGTAAGTGGAGATTCTTTACGTGCCCAGTTACTAGTTGAGTAATCTGCATAACCTCCTTTGCTTGTTTTCTTGATATTAAAATCAAGACCACGTAACAAGTCTGTTGGCAATTCTTCAATCTCTGGGTCCATCAGTCCAGCTTTAACGATTGGAATGATTTGTGGGCTGATGATGAATCTACGAATAGGATTTGCAGGAGTCTTGTCATCACCCAATGGGTTTTGACGAACAAAGCCCTGAAATAGATAACTACGTTTCTTCCAATATTTGTTAGCCATTTCTTTTAATGTTTCGTCTTTATACCAAGGACGAACTTCTGCCAAGATAGGGCAGTTGTCACCATACATTTCTACGCATGGGACTTGTACTTCAACACGTTTAACGTTAGGATCACCCTTGACGCCATTGAATGGAAGTTTGATAATTTGTTTTTCGACCCAGAAGAAATCATTCTTTGAATCACCGTCTGGTAAGAAACGAATACTAGCAGTAGTGCCTTCGTCCATGTTCCAGTGTGCGTAAACTGAATTATCAGATTGGGTGTTAGAACCCTTGTTAGTTGATTTGTTGTCTTGTGCTGCGATACGAGCACGAATGTCTGCTAATGATGCCATGATATATTTCCTTAATAAATTGAGATGGTCTCTTGTTTTATATTCGACACTCACCATGAATGTCTAACACAAGTGTAAGTATAGCAAATGCTTTCACTAATGTCAATAGTATTTATCATGGATGTGGGAAACCGCACAAAAAAGTGCGGTTTTTTGAGTACTTATTTACCCAACAATCTTCTGATTGTGTCCAGGTCTTCTTGACCCTCTTTCACATCTTTCTTGTTGTCTACACCCTTAAATGCCTTGTTTAACATATCAGTGGCGTCCGTAGTTGCTTGCTTGGCGGTAATTCCTTTAGCTGTATATTGCTTCTTACCAGCATCTGGATCTTTTT